TGGATATTGACAACACTGTGCATGAGATGGGTGTTAAACCATCGGTTGCCGATCCAAATATAAACTTGATATATTTTGGTGAATCAATTGTTTCGCTTCGCCAACTTATGCGTCGCCAGAGTTTGTATAAACGATTAGTGGCAGCAGCTGGGTCGTCCATTAACACAATTTATTTGACGACATTCAAGTTAGCTAGATTGCCATTGTATCCAGGTTTTGATACTAATGGTGTTGATTTGGCTACAGGTGTTATTTCAAGTTTACCAGAACGGTACAATTACACTAATTGGCTACCCACAACCTGGGTTGGTCAGTGTTTCGTAGGAGTACGTGGTTCTGTGTTATACTCCGTTAATGCCAATGGCCAACAAGACTGTAAGACAGTAATTTGCGCTCGTGAATATGGTTTGCATAGCAATTCCAATGCAGCGTCGTCGCAATCTTTTGCTGGTAACGGTGCTTTGAAACAGTCTATTCAAACTTCGCATTTGGCTGGTAATTCGGGTATGACGATGACAAACCAGGTAACTCAGGCTGGCATTACTACAATGCTGCCAATGTATGCCAATGTCAAATTCATTATGAATTCGCCAGATACACGTAGTGTAGGTAGCAGTGATGATGACTCTCTTAACGATGCTATGAGAGTACAAACTCTTTATCAAACTCAAACTAGTTCTTTCAACGATACTTTCGTTGATTTGTACTGTGCTGCAGGTACAGATATGAGTTTTGTTTTCTTCATCAATGTACCCGCCGTGTACATTTACAATACCGTACCAACACCATTACCTTAATGGTTTGTAATCGGTTTCTAGTAGCCTCAGCCTAGTTTGTTGGGGCTTTGTCCGGAATGACGTTAAACTAGTACTTTTAGTACCATCCGAAATGATGTCAAACTAAAGTCCGTAATGACTTTATAAACTATAAAACACAGTGGTCAGTGCTGTGTCTACTATCTTTATAGTAGTTTGACCCTATGCTTGGCATGGAGACGCTATACTTAGTTGTAT